GTCTGTATGTCGCTTAAGTGGAAAAATTGTCCGTTTAGTGGGGCGTGTCGCATTTCTGGGCTAGTTTCAGCGAGGGCAAGTTTCAGGCTTTCCTCGATAGCCACTAGCTCGCTGGCGGTGTTATGAATTTCGAGGTTTTCACAATTTAGAGGGCAAGGAAGTTTCAGGCGGTAAGTGTCAGCCTGTCTTGAATTCCCTTCCTCTGGCTTGATCCGTTCGAACAGGTCAATATCTACTAAATAGGCAAGACTGCGTTTTATGGTTCGCCTGTTCAGCCCCAGTTTCTTCGAGAGGGTGCTAGAAGCGTTCGAGAAGGTGTTAGTTTTTGTTCTTGCCTGGTAAGCCAGATACCAAGATAGAAGCCTGTCTGAGGGGGTCAGGTCTAGTTCTTGCGAGTGCGCGATTAGGCGGTTTAAGTGCTGGTAGCTCATAAGGTTAGCGGTGCTTTCTGCCCCTGCTAAGGGGAACTATTTGTAAGGTTCTTGGTGCTTTGAAGCCGTTTCCAGCGGTCTTCTTTTGGTGCTTGATAAAACTTTACTTCACTAGATCGACAACCTGCCCGCCGCCTAGTGTTTTCATCTTGTCTGCACTTTTGGGCTGGGTCAAATTATCTTGAATATGGGCGTGTCTATGTTTTGAAGTATTGCCCCGCGCGGTCTATTGCCGTTAGACTAACTTATGTAGCAACAGGCGAGAGGAACAACCTTTTCCAGAAGGTGCCTGAAGTTAAGGTTTAGAAGACCCCTAGTAATAGGGGTTTTCTTATTTAAGGGTTATGCCCCTGTAAGCCCGAGTTTTAGCGGGTGTATAGCCTGTTTATACCTGCGGTTTATGTCTATTTAGACTAGATACTTACTAGCTTTAGTTGAAGAATTCTTCAGCCTGTTCGGCTGGTTCCCAGGTTCGAGAGGTGAAGTCTATTTCGCCTATTGCCTCTATTGCCCAGAGAAGATCGCAGAAGTTATCTGGCTCAGGGTTCATCTCAGTAGCGACAATAGCCAGTTCTATTTGTAGCCGTTGCTCGCCGAAGGTTGCTTTCCCTTGCGCGTTTTGAAGTGCCTTTATTAGCGGGCTGAAGTCAATTGGTTCAGGGTTTAGCATTAGGCAACTTTCTTTCTGGTTTTTGTCTGCGGGCTTAGAAGTATTTGTCGAATTGTGTTCGGGTGCCATAAGCCGCCATTAGGCGGGGTCAGTTTCTTCAGGGTTAGTTTCTTAGCAATTTCTCGAAGTGTATAACCTTCGCCGTTTAGTCTGGCAATTAGTTTTCTAGCTTGTGGATCTAGTCTGCCTTTGAAGCCTTCATCTACCCCCCAAGTTATTCCCCTGTCGCGTCTTGCTTCGTGTTGCCTTAAAACTCTCTCAGAGATTAGGTTGCTTTCCATTTCGGCGAATTGCGCAAGAATTCCGAAAGTCAGTTTCGCACTAGGCGAGGCAAGAATATCCCCGCCCAAGTTTGAGATCCATAACCGCCAGTTTTCTTTCTTAGCTCTCTCACCTATTCGCAGAAGGTCAATGGCACTTCTTCCGAGGCGGTCTATGTCTAGGCAGAATAGGGCTTGCGCTTTACCTAGTTTGAGGTCTGCTAAGGCTTCTTGAAGTTTTGGGCGGGATCCGTTGCTCGCAGACTTTATCTCTGCCACTAGTTCCACTTCGTAGCCTTGCTTTTCAGCTTCAGCAATAAGAAGCCCCGCTTGGCTGTCTAGGCTGTGCCCTGTTTCGCTTTGCCTGTTTGTGCTCACCCGCGTGTAAATAATCGCTTTAGGTTTTTCTCTCATTTTCGCCCTTTGTCCTTAGAGGTTTTTAGCCTATTTGTTATTAGTTGCTTGCAACCTATAACTAAATAAAGGTTTCATAACGCTTAGAAGTGGGAATAAAGGGTTTTTAGATCAGGTTGAAACTGGTTAGCGTTGCCAGAATTTCTTTCTGCGTTCTTCTTGCTTCTCCCCTGTTTCGATAGCTCTGCCCGCTAGTAGTCGAAGGTCAGCAAGGTTCGCTTCTAGAGCTGCAATAAGTTTCTTTAGTGCCTCATTTTCGGCTTTCAACATAAAAGCATTTAGCGGGTCAAGTGGATCTTCTGCTACCGCTGGGGCTGAGGCTGGTTTCGCGGTGCCTTTCATAATCCCTGCGTTGAATAGATCGCTGAGAGGTATTTGCCAAGCTTCTTGGTTCTCGCCAGGTTTCATAACCTTACGCGCATTAGGTAGCCTCGAAGGCTGTCCAGTTAGCCCCAAGTATTTTCTGATAGTCATAATCGACTTACCCGATACCCTGGCGGCTTCACTTATGTTTAGTAGATCGTCTTCTAAGCTCATAAAACTAGGCTATTGGCTTTATGTTCAGGGTGTAGGTAAGCGGTTTAGGTGTTTTGGATACCTAATTAGAGTAGCCACTTACAAGGTGGGGTTTATACGGCGTTTATACAGGCTGAATAATCTGCCTATCGTGTAAAAATTGGCTAACTTGCGTGGGTTGAAGTAGGCAACCTCAGAAAAAAGCCTCTCAGGGGCTTCTAGGCGGGTTTATACGCTTTTACTGCGTCTAGATACCTAATTAGAGTAGCCGCTTACTAGATACCTTGTAGCCCCTTTGTAGGGGGTGGGGGTCTTTTGTTTTAGCGTTTCAGCCGCGCAACACCCCGCAACTTTTTTGCAATTATGCGAACATAAAACATTTTTCCTAAGCGGTAAAGGTCTTAGAGGCTTGATAGAGGCTCTCTAGCCTGGTCGCGTTCTTGCTGCCGTCTTTTCAACTGGTCTAACTTACTTTCAGCCTTTATCTCAGCCAAGCCGAGCTTCGATCTACTATCAACACTTAAGCCGAGTAGCCCTAAGTTTCTTACTAACGCGTTTTCTAGCTCTAGTAGCTGACGGCTGGCGTGGAAGTCTTCTGGGCGTTTAGCAACCTGTTCTTCGAAAAGAAGTTGCCTGTCGAGTTGCTTACAGGTAATCAGCAATAGTTCAACATCACTTCGAGGGCTGATCCAGGTCTGCCCCAAATTGAAAACTCTCTGCCAGAGAAGCGTTCCCGCTACCCCTAAAGCTTGGTGAGGTTCAACATAACCTGCGGTTAGCGTGATCGTTGCGTTTATGTCTGGAAGTTTTTGGTGTCCTTGGTTTCCCAGTTTTCTTTTCAGCTCTAAGGGCTTCGCGGGTGTAGGCATAACTAGATCATATCTTTCTAAAATTTTTGTTTGAGGCTAGGGCATTTTTTTAGTCATAGGTGCGGGGTGTTGTCAAGTTCTATCAAACAAAACGCTACGGCGGGGGGGGATACGCGGGGGGCTGTCTGCACTTTAGAAGGTTGCGTTCGAAGTGTCTGCGGCTTTACGCGTGAAGTTAGCTGGGTTGCGTGAGGGCATAAGGTTTGGTTTTTCTTCTATGCGTTGCGTCTTGCCCTTCCAGTTGAAGAAGGTCTTGCCTGTTCTGCCGTAGCGGTTCTTAGCAACCTTGAAAACTAGTTCACTTTCTTCAGCGTCAGGGTCTTTGTTTTGAATAATAAAAGCGACGGCTGCGTCTTGCTCTAATTGCCCGCTTTGTTTCAAGTGAACTAGCTGAGGTTCATCATTACCTTCGCGGTTTATTTGAACTAGTAAAACAATTGCGATATCTAAATCTTTAGCTAGTTGTCTAATCTGGGCTGAGTAGTCGCTTATTTTTTCAGTAGGGCTTGAATAAAATTTGCCGTCGCTGGCTATGTTGTCTAACTGGTCTATGAAAACTATATCGCAGCTATGGTTTCTAACCCTTGCCCTTATGTCGTCTAATAGTTTCCCAAGTGTGAAGCCGCCTTCAGGTGTGTAAGGGAACTTTATGTTGTCTAAATCTTCTACTGCATAAGCGGCAGCGAGTTGAGATAGTTCTTCAGCTTCGCGCGGTTGATCGCTAACAGGGTTCTTGATACCTGTCTGAATTGTTGAAAGTCTGCCGTGTATAAATTTCAGGGGCATTTCTAGAGAATAGAAAACAACTTTCGCATTTCGAATATTCGTTGCCAGGTTTAGGGCGACGCTAGTTTTTCCGTTGCCTGTTCTACCTGCTAACAGGTAATAGCTCGAAGGTCTGAAGCCGCCTATGAAGTCATCTATCGAAGGGAAGTTGCTAGGAATAACCTTCTCTGGGGTTTGAAGACTATCGATCCAGTTCAACTTATCTTCTAGTGGTGTTGTTTCTCTCTGCGGTTCAAGCGGCTTCTTTATTTCCGATAGCAACCTGTCAGCTTCAGCTAGATCGCCGTCGTTCAATACTGGTTTAGTGAGAAGGTCTTGAAGCTTCAGTTTTTTATAGTCTTTAGCCCCTTGCCTCACCTGTTCGGCGTAATACTGGGTCGATCCGTATATGTCAGATAAGCCGTCTATCGCCGTTAGGTCGCTGTAAGCCCTGCTCTGCATACCGCCTAAGCGTTCGATAACTTCAGGTTTGAATAAATCGAGATAAGGGTTCCAGTTCACTTTTTGAGTGGCAAGTATTTCTTCCCAAATTTTGCCGCGGTGAGGGTCTTTGAAGTCGCCTGGCTTTATGTCCGAAGCCGCATAAAGTTCTTTAGCGTGAGTTCTTAGCGTGGTTTGAATAAGTTTTACTTCAGGGTCATCATAGAAAGCCATTAGAAGCCACCGCCTAAAGCTTTCACTTCTAAAACTTGGTTATCTAGCCAGTTAGCCGCAGACTTCGGGAAGGTTTCACCTAAAGACTTTTTATAGAGGTTAGCTGCGTCAATAATTTCGGCAAGTGATCTATGTCTGCGCAATTTTAGAAAAGCCGTGGCTGTCTTCTTGAAGTCTTGGTTGCCTTCAGCCCTTTTCGGGTAAGCGTTTAGGAATTCTCGAAGATCGTCTTGCCAGGTGAAAAGTTTTTTCAAATAGTCGCCGTAAGTGTTGCCCTGTTTCTTCTCAGCTACTTTGTCGAAGTGATCGTTAGCCTGTTCAGTTAGCTTCTCGAAAGTTTCTTTCAAGCGTTGCTGTTTCGCTTCTTGCGTTAGTGGTTCAGGGTGCGACAGGTTAGCGGTCTTGTAGAGGTTGCTTTGAAAGAATTTTGCTGGGGTGTGTTCGCCTTGAATATTGTTTTCTTCTCTGAACTGAAGTTTCGCTTGGGCAAGTGCTTCTTCTCTCAGCTCTAAAACAACTTTTTCTTCTTCAGTAAGCAAGGCTTCTAAAGTGCCGAGGGTTTTAGAGTTGTAGCTAAATTGAATAGCTAAATCGCCGTGGCTGTCCATAAAGAATTTGAAGTTGTCTTCTAGCTCTGCGAACTGGTAAGCCACTTGAAGAAGCTCTAAAGCCTCATAAGTGCCATAAACAACCCCTTCAGTTAGAGTGCCTCTCGCAGCTGAAGCGTCTAAGAAGTGTTCAGCGAGATAAAACTTTTTCTTCAGACTTTCCATAAGGTCATATTCCATAACCCAGCCTTCATCAGTTTCTCCACCTTCCCCAAGATAACTAGCGAGGGTAGTCAGCCAGAAAGCCAAAACTCTATCTGGGGTAGATCCAACTTCGTAAGACACTTGAACAGGGTTTAGCCCTGAACTTGGGTTCTCATTTATTGCTCGCAGCTGGCGTTCGATAGCAACTATTTCTTCCTCTAAAGCCAGGGCTTTTTCTATGTCGTCAGGTCTAGCGGTGCTTAGTTCCCCAAGTAGTGCTTTTCTTTTCATCAGTAAAGCGTCTAGAGGGCTTTCAGGGGTGTTCAGGCTTGCTTCGATTAGATCCAGGTCTTCGGCATATCCAAGAAGGTTCTTAGGGCTTCTCTGAATTGTGGTTCGTAAGTAAGGTTCTTGCCTTCTCCAGTTGTCGAGCTTCTTGCTTTCAACTAGTTCTAAAGCTGCCCTAAGAATTGCCTCTGGTCTTGTAGCTGAGAAGCCTTGAAGTGTGAAGTGATCTTCGCTTTTGGTTTTCAAGTCTTTTAGAGTGATATTGATAAGCCCTAAGACTTTACTTTTCCAATTTGCAGAAGCTAAGACATCTTCTTCTTCTTCTTTGTTAACTATATGGGGGGTCTGTATGTCGCTTAAGTGGAAAAATTGTCCGTTTAGTGGGGCGTGTCGCATTTCTGGGCTAGTTTCAGCGAGGGCAAGTTTCAGGCTTTCCTCGATAGCCACTAGCTCGCTGGCGGTGTTA